CCGAAGTACGGGGCACCAGGTGTTCGTATGACGCCGGATTAGATATCTCCCAACAGATCCGAATGGAGTAGATAGGTGATCAAGTCTCGATCAAGTGTTTCGACACTTGGTTCTGGCCTAAACCAGTACTATGTCTCCGGGGTTCTTCAGAGCTCTGGACTCATTGGTGGAGGCACAATCACTAGCTCTCAGGTGACTGAGGGCGGGGAACACGGCTGGCACTCAAAAGGTGCTAACCGGTCAGGAGATGTAGGTGGACCCTTCAAGAGTGTTAAACGCTCTTATACGGGTAGTACGGTTGGTGTTGATATCAACCGTGTTTCAGGTAACCAGAGGTGGACCTATAATGGGACGCTTTCTGGTGTGCCTGACGATTGGCCTCTTGCTAACTTTGGTGCTCCGTCATCCAACGATCAGTTGGTTGCCAGTGGCACCACAGCCATCGCAAGGTCAATTCCTACTGCTCCCGCAGCCGACGTGTCCGTAATGCTTGCAGAGATATTCCGTGAAGGGATACCTCGTGCAGTGGGCGCGTCGATGCTCCAGAATAGGTTCAGAGACTATAGGGATATAGGATCTGAATACCTGAACTTGGAGTTTGGGTGGAAACCGATTGTCTCCGACCTTAGAAAGGTTTCAAAGGCAATCGTGGATTCTGAACGAATCCTTACCCAGCTGGAGAAGGACAGCGGACGTCGTGTCCGCCGTAAATTCTCGTTCCCGACTATCTACGGTGTATCGCAGACGGTTAGCGCCTCACGGCGCTATCCAGCTCTAAACTCTACGATATACTACACGGACAGTACCAAGACTGCGTTGAATAGTTATACTCAACGCAGGTGGTTCTCCGGCGCTTTCACCTATCATTTCGAAAGAAGTGGTGGTGGCCGGGACCGTATGCAAACTGCTGCGCGTAATGCGCAACAGCTTTTAGGGCTCGAACTGACGCCCGCTACGGTCTGGAATCTGACTCCGTGGTCCTGGCTAGCTGACTGGGTTACGAACGCAGGTGACGTTATGTCAAATGTGTCACGCTTCAGTCAAGATGGCTTGGTGATGCAGTACGGATACATCATGGAGCATACGCTCCAGACAAGGTCCGTACTATACAACGGCGGTAGTTATTGGAGATATCCCCAGTTTCTACCCTTGCCCGCGCAATCGGAATTGTACGAAGTTGAAACAAAGCTTCGCATTCCGGCAACACCATTCGGATTCGGCCTTGATTCTGGCGGATTTGACCCTCGCCAGTGGGCCATTCTTGGGGCTCTCGGTATCAGCCGTGGTCCCACAAACCTGTAGTCTGCAGGTGTTACACCACGTTGTCCTTTCGGAACAGAAGTACGAGAGGGCATCTCCATGAGGATTCGGGGTTAGAGTACCCGATGAATCTATCCATCCTGTTAGGAGTTTTGCCTTGGCTTTCGCCGATCCCCAGTCCGTTACCATCAACGCAACGCCGTACAGTCTGCCTCGGACCGCGAGCTCGCCTTCTGGCGTGTTCTCGAACCCGGAGCAGACCGTGAAGATGTCGATCAGTCACCAGACTGGCCGACGGACTCGACGTGCGCTGCGTATCGACTTCTCGAAGATCGCTACGGATCCACTGACAGCTGAGAACGCTGAGTTCTCAATGTCCGCGACCTTGGTCGTGGACATCCCCAACAGGGGACTCTCGGTGACCGAGCAGAAGCAGGTTGTGGACGGCCTCACGGCCTACCTCACTGCTTCGTCCGGCGCGAAGGTGACTCAGCTCCTCGGAGGTGAGTCTTAAGCCCTCGTCGCCGGCGACGGCGGATTATCAGGTGTTGGCTTACATGGCCAATCCTGCCCGTCGTCGTCGATTCAGTCGAGTGGTACACCCACATGTAGCTTAGTGGGTGGGGGTGGTGGCTCAGGTCACCACCCCAGGTACTGACTCCTCTCGTTGTGCTCCGCCATTAATCTGGTGACATGACGGTGAGGAGGAGCCAGAGGCACCTGAAAAGGTGCTTCGGATCGGTTGCTGAGGCGCAGGATCGCGACCCCCTTATAGGAGGCACGATGCAAAGCCTGTTGCAACTCTGGCAGGAGACCGCCCAGCAATGGGCGGTCCGATGTCGTACTAGCACCAGCCGCGACTACCAAACTGTCGCGGTTCGGACGAAAGATGAAGGGGTATCGTTTCTGACGATTACCCTCCCTCGCTTCTGTGATGACCTCCAAAAAGGTCTAGCAGATGGCAAGGTGGATCGCAACTCTTTCCAGGGTTTCTCCTGGAGAGCAGGTCTCCCCGCATTTCTTGGGGGTTTCCTCGATCGCATCTTCGACCGTGGTACTGGTCTGCTGCTCGACGATCCGGACATCGAAGCAATTCGAGCTGTTCGTCAGCTTACGCTGATGTTCGGCAAGATCCTTCTTCCTTGCACTCCTGCAAGGGAGAGGGCTGCTTTTGATGCCTTCGTCGAGATTGAGAAAGATGTTCGTAAGTTCGATGTAGAACGGACTGACGATGATTACCGTCAGTTTTCTCGCATCGGATCGCTTCTTTTCGGTGAAGTGTTGTCCGAGCTGGACCGTAAGGTTTGGCAAGGTGCACTTTACCCGAAGCACGGACCCGGAGCCACGGCTGATCGCTTAGTAGCAAATGCTAAGTGGACCAACCGTGAATGGCCGGAGCGTTTGGAGAGGATCTTCCCATCAGGGGAGTACCTCTTTCATTCGCCAAAGCTCAGTGAAGAGCTTGCCCGCGTGAACATCCTTCCTCCCGGCGCGGAAAGACCTGTTAGGGTCATATCCGTACCTAAAACGCTCAAGACACCAAGAATCATTGCGATTGAACCTACTGCGATGCAATTTATGCAGCAGGGGATATCGCGTGACCTTGTTGAAGCCTTGCAGCGGAGTGACTCCCGCTTTCCTTGGCTTCTTGGTTTCAGGGACTCTGAGTCTAATCAACTCATGGCCCTTGAAGGCTCCATTACTGGAGAACTGGCTACCCTCGATTTATCTGAGGCGTCAGACCGTGTCTCGAATCAGCTCGTACGCTCGCTTCTTGCTCCGTTCCCTTGGTTAAACGAGGGTGTGGACGCTTGTCGCTCGCGGAAGGCTGATGTACCTGGCAAGGGCGTAATCCGCCTTGCCAAGTTCGCGTCTATGGGTTCTGCTCTCACGTTCCCGATTGAAGCTATGGTCTTCGCGACCGTGGTGATGGTTGGGATCGAGAAAGAGCTCGGCAGACAGTTGACCCTTAGGGATGTTAATTCCTTAAAGGGCCAGGTGCGCGTGTATGGGGATGATATTGTTGTCCCCGTGCGCTATGTGCATTCCGTTGTAGAGTCACTCGAGACCTTTGGGTTTAAGGTGAACTCTCGCAAGTCTTTCTGGACTGGCTCGTTCAGAGAGTCATGCGGTAAGGAGTACTATCGAGGCCACGATGTAACAGTCGTGCGTGTTCGTGACCTACTCCCTACGCAACGGCGAGATACAGCACGTTTCGCAGCAACGGTATCGCTTCGCAACCGGTTCTACATGGCTGGTCAGTGGGGCGTTGCCGGTTACCTAGACCGGTTGTTAGGCGGGCTTTTGAAGGCCTACCCGACGATTGGTCCAGGTGCGGGCGTGCTGGGCAGATGGAGCGCCGTAAGAGGGTGGTATACCCATGCCACCTTAACGGAGCGCCTGCATCCAACACTACATCACCGGCTTGTCACCGGATATGTAGTGACTCCCAAGACACCGGAGTCCCCGTTAGACGGGATAGATGCTCTGCACAAGATTCTTTCGTCCAAGTCGGCGGCAGACGACCTACGAGCAAGAGCTCGACATGGTAATCTGTCCAACCGTCTAGGACAGGACAACCGTCCTATCGAAGAGGGACTTCCCCCCCTCGACGAACGGCGGTGGTTCGGGTCACACCGCGCCGAGTGGTTTCAACGACTCGGCGACCCGTTCCATGACCTGTTAGCAGGTAGCGAGCCAGCTACCGACGAAGGACATCTGAAGTATCTCGGACGTCCCTGGGCCGTCGACATCAAGCTCAGGCACGTATCGCCGGAAGGCGAGACGTGGGGTGCTCTTTCCATTTCTGGAAAGGGCAGGCAAGGCTAGGTCAAGGCCTTGTAATGTGGAGGACAAAGTCGCCTCCTCATCAGAGGGTTTCCTCGGTTTGC